GCTACATCACTGGATGAACGAACAGGTTGAGGAAGTTAAGTTTTAGCGTATTATCCAACTCGCCAAGGCCGTGGAACGCCAAAGCAAATTATCAGGATCGACGGCTATCAAAGCGTTTTGGAGTTGCCCGTTCTGTGTCTGACCGACAAGCCGTCGATCCAGGTTATTCACAGAGTTCCACCGGGCAACCCCAAAGCGCTTTTTCGTGGGAGAAGGGAAATGTCAGAAGCAACAGAAATTGCAGTTGTTCCATCGAAAGAAAACGCCTTGTCGGTATTCAGCGCGGCCAGCGGCCTCGACCCGTACCTGGCGAAGATCCGCGAAGAGATCGATGGGTTTGTACCAGATATCACCACCGTCAAAGGCCGGAAGGAAATCGCCTCTATCGCTCACTCGGTAGCTCGCTCGAAAACGGCACTGGACAACATCGGCAAGGAGCTGGTGGCCGAGCTGAAGGATGTGCCGAAGAAGATTGATGCTGAGCGTAAGCGGATGCGTGATCTGCTGGATGCGTGGAAGGACGAAGTGCGCAAGCCGCTGGACGACTGGCAGGCCGCCGAGGATGCGCGCATCGACAAGCTTCAGAATGGCATTGACTGGTTTAACCTGCGCGCCACTGAAAACGCTGACCTTGATGCGCCCGAACTGAAAGCATCGATTGCGGAAGTCGAACGGATCGTCGTCGGCGAGAAGTGGCAAGAATTCGAGGCCGAGGCGCACCGAGCCAAAGCCAAGGCTATCGAATCACTTGGCGCGGCGCTGGCGAAGCGTGAGGCATACGACGCCGAGCAGGCCGAACTGACCAAGCTGCGCGAAGAGAAAGAAGCCCGCGACAAGAAGGACAACGAGGACCGTATCGCCCGCGAAGCTGCCGAGAAAGCCACTCGCGAGGCCGAGGAAAAGGCGCAGCGTGAGCGCGATGCGCAGCAGCAGAAAGCCCGTGACGATCAGGCGGCCGCCGAGAAGCGCGAAGCTGATCTGAAGCTGCAGGCTGCAGAGTCGGAGCGCCGAGCCGAGCAGGCAAAGCGCGAGCAGGTCGAAGCCGAGCAAAAGGCCGAGCAGGACCGACTGGCAGCCATTGAGCGCGAGAAGCAAGCAGTAGAGAAGGCGCGCCTTGATGAGCAGGCCCGACGAGAGGCCGAAGCGGCGGAAATCATTCGCCAGCAGAAAGCCCGACAAGCCGACGTAGCGCACAAGTCCAAGATCTTGGGCGAAGCCAAGCAGGCAATCATGTCGATGAACGTCTCCGAGGAACTGGCCAAGGCCATCGTCCTGAAGATCGCCCGCGGCGAAGTGCCGAACATCGTTATCAACTTCTGAGGAATTTTCAATGTCACAAGAAATCATCATGCCGAACGAGCGCCACCAATCCGTCGCCCTGCATCAAGACCAAGAAATCAGCATGCTCGCCACCATCAGCCGGCTCGCCCTCGATCCGCGCTGCGATATGGAAAAACTTGAAAGGTTGATGGCACTTCAAGAGCGGATGGAAGCCAAGAGCGCCTTGGAGGCGTTCAACTCATCCTTTGCGGAAATGCAATGCGAGATGCCTTCTGTAGAAAAGCGCACCCAGAACACGCACACGAAGAAGATGTATGCCGACCTGGATGACATCAACTACGCGGTTCGCCCGATCATGGCCAAGTTCGGATTTGGGGTTTCTTTCAAGATCGTCAACCAAGCCCACGGCGTCAGCATCACCGGCATCCTGATGCACAAAGCTGGTCACCGGGAAGAGACGACCATGCTTTTGCCGTTGGACAAAGGCGCCCAGCGTAGTGCTGTGCAGGAGGTCGGATCGACCACCACCTACGGGAAGCGTTATGTGATGTGCGCCCTGCTGAACATCACCAGCGGCGACGAGAACGACAATGACGGGTACGTCGATGACACGCCTCAGCTTGTGACCCCGGCGCAGGCAAAGCAGGTTCAGACGCTTCTGGATAAATGCAGCGAGAAGGTTCATGCCGCCTTTGAAAAAATGTACGGCGACCCCGGACAGATTGCGAAGTCAGCCTTTGACGGTGTAATTGCCGGCCTCAACAACTCGATCTCCAAAGCCAAAAAACAGGAAGCAGCACAATGACCATGCAAATCATCAAAGATCTTGAGCAGGGTAGCGCGGAATGGCTGGAAATCCGCATGGGCATTGTGACCATGTCGAACATGAGCGCCTTGCTGGTGAACGGCAAGGGTGAGGAAGGGTTCGGAGCCGAGGCCTTTTCTTATATGAATACGCTGATCGGCGAGCGCATCACGCAAGAGATCGCCGATCCATTCACCGGCAACCGTCACACCGAACGCGGCCATGAACTGGAGCCCAAGGCGCGAGCACTGTACGAGATGCAGACCGACCTGTCGTGCGAACAGGTGGCGATCATTCTGAACCACGGCTGCGGCTACAGCCCGGATTCATTGGTTGGAGCGGACGGCCTGAATGAAATCAAGACCAAGCTGCCCAAGTATCAGGTCGAACTGATCCTTTCCGGCGAAGTGCCTAAAGAGCACCTGGCCCAGTGCATGGGAGGACTGTGGATTTCGGATCGCGAGTGGATCGACTTCATCAGCTACTGGCCTGGCATGCCGTTGTTCGTGAAGCGCCTGTACCGCGACGAGGCGATGATCCGCAAGATGGCGGAGCGCGCGAAGACATTCTACGAACTGCTTGAAGACCGCATGAATCGCGTCCTGGGGATCGAGTGATGATCGATAATCAGATCCTAATTAGCACCCATCGGCAGGCTCGACTTCAGGCAGCTCAAGAAGCCTTCTTCAAGTCAGGCGGCAAGGTCGAAGAAGTGGCCGGCTTCTAATTCAGGCCGAAGCCGCCGCGCAAGCATCCAGAGCCGGGCGAGAAGAAACCCCGCGGGACGAATGGCGGGGCTCGCCAGAGCAAATACAGCGAGCGTGCCGCCATCATCCAGGAGATGGCCAAGACCATGACCTGTCGCGAAGTGTCGGTGGCCGTAGGGCTGGCACAAACCACGCCGTGGTCCATTTCGCAGCGTGAAGAATTCAAGTTCGTACCTGACGCCATGGGCAAGCCCAATGCCCGATCCGATGACGCCAAGCTGATCGAGCGCATCACCGCCCTGCGTGATGTCGGGCTGACGCGCCACCAGGTGGAAAAGCAGATGGGTATCGGCAGCGGTACGTTGCGGCGGATTATCGATGACTACGAAATCGAATTTCCGAAATTCAGGAATCGCACGAAAACCTGATCTGAAAATAAATCCAAAAAGACTCATATTGCCTATATACAGGCCGACATAAATTGCCTAAAGTAACACCCATGCCAGCCACTCAGGCGAGGCGAAACGGAGAACATAAAGTGTCGAAAGTATTGATCGGTTACTCAGCTTGCCAGTTAACACGGCAAGCGTTCGAAGCCCACGGCCATGACGTGTGGACGTGCGACCTTCTACCGTCACGAGGCGACTCGCCCAAGCACTTGCAGTGCGACATCTGGCAGGCATTAGCAATGAGCTGGGATATGGCCGTATTGCACCCGATGTGCACATATCTCAATAACGCATCGGTCTGGGCGCTGAAAGATCCAGACCTTAAACGCTACCCGGACAAAGGCGGCTATCACCAGCGGCTTAAGCCGGGGACGCTATTCGGCGCCGATCGGCGCGCAGCCAAGGCGGCCGACGTCGAGAACTTCAAGCTTCTGCTCGAGCTGCCTTTCCCTGTGGCTATCGAGAACCCGGCGCCATCGGGGATCAACACGGCGATCCGGCCGCCCGATCAAGTAATTCATCCGCATCAGTTCGGCGATGACGCAAGCAAGGGCACCGGTTGGTGGCTGACCAAGGGGCTTCCTGTCCTGACTCATACGAAACACGTTGAGCCTAGGTGGTGCGTTCAGGCCAACGGCAAGCTTCTCCCTCGCTGGTCAAACCAGACCGACAGCGGGCAAGAGAAAACTACACCCGGCGCAGATCGCTGGCTTGAGCGCTCAAAGACATGGCCGGGAATTGCTGCCGCCGCCGGCGATCAGTGGGGTCGCTACCTAAATGAAAAAGGATCGACGAATGAAGCCTGACGCCAGCAACCACAAACCGGATGCCACCTACCTACGCGAGCTGGTCAGAAAGTCCGGCGAAACACAGAACAAGTGCGCCGAGCTTGTCGGTGTGAGCGCCCGCATGATGCGCTACTACCTTTGCGAAGCTCCCGGCAAAGGATACCGGCCTGCGCCTTACGCGGTCCAGTTCGCGCTTGAGTGCCTNGCTGATCCAAGGAGCTAACCATGGCTATCAAAAGAAAGCCNCACAACTTCANGGCGCGGATGGAGCGAGCAGCNAGGGCGCTGCTTAAGACCAACTACGCCTGCGTGGCGAACGTCGAGCCGCCCGATCGACAGATCATGCTGCACTGGAAGAACTGCACGCAGATCCGTAGCGAGCCGGTNGCCAATGCGCTCTGNGANATCGCGCACCGCTGGACGATCTACATCAGCGTGTTTTGCGANACGCCNGCCGGCGAGCAGTACAGCAAGTCGATTCAGTTCACCACGGATGGCGTGCATTTGGTCATCAACCTGGCCGAGCACATGGAGCAGTACCACGCCGAGCTGTGCGCCAGCGCCAATCGNAACCACGTCATTGGGTCCGGNTGGATNGCNGTNCCTGACGCCATCGANCTAACCGAAGAGCAGGCGGCCAAGGTGTTCAAATCCATGGGCGCCTGGACGAACAAGAGAGCAGCATGAAACGCATCAGTACAGCAGTCCGCACCCGCAAGCGGGCCGAACAATTTCCACTTGCCGCCAAGCGGCCTNAAGGAGGCCGTCCATGGCTTTGACCCAGCAGCAGCGAGACGAGAAACGCCGCGAGAAGGCCATCAAGCTTCAGGAAGAGGATCTGCGCCTGAAGGTGCGACCCGGCACCAAGAAGGCCTTGGCCGACCTGATGGAATGGGCCGGGATCGAGGAGCAGGGCGAAGCACTGACACTGATGATTCACCATCTACACGCGCTTGGCTCTTCTAAAGCTAGGCCCTTATTAGAAGTACCGCACCACGAAATCGACGTATCGCCAGTCGTGGCGCGCAAACTTGAGCAGGCCTATCAGCGTGAAGCGCTTAGGGTTTGCCACGAAGAATGATGTTTCATAACGGACTATCGGAGGTTTGAAAAATGGGCATGAATGAAGAGGGTGGTCTGTCTGGCCGCTGCGAAAGGGCCGAGGCAAAGCTGTATGACACCGAACGTAAACTGGCTGCGCTGCGGGAAGAGCTTGCCGATATGAAGCATTGGCGAGACTTGGCGCTGCAATTCGACAACCACCGCATGACTGCGTTGTGGCACCTGAAAACGCTGGCTGTTAATCCGTCCTACGCGCCAGCAGTCTCTGAATTCTTGGCGTCACCACCTCTGCCTGCGAGTGAAATTGTTCAGCGCCTGACAGCCGCCGAGCAGCGGAATGCGAGACACGAAAGCAAGCTGAGACACTTCGCAAGCTGCGCTGACGTCTCTCAAGTAGGGACGCTGGCGATGGAGTATGTGGCCGCCCTCAAACCCACCGAATCGGGAGCAAGCGAATGAGCAGTAAAATTGAAGTCCCTCAGTCTGAGTGGATAGTTGCATCGAATCCGTCCACCCCTGTCGTCGAGCGCCAGCAATGCTGCACGCCAACGCCTGAAGAGAAGAAGTTATTGGCCGCCGGGGATTACACGCCCGAGGAACTTTGGGGCGGCAACCGGCCAACATGCCCGAAGTGCATAAATGCCGCCCCGCCCGAACTCGCCGAACTGCAAGCCACCATCGTACGGCTTACGGCGGAGAACGAGCGCATCAAGAAGATCGCGGATAACTATTACGCATTGGGCGTTGATGCCAATCTTGAAATCGAGCGGCTAAAGGGTGAGCCGGGTGAGCCGGTAGCGTTGCAGCATGTAGCCGTTTCTGAAGGCGGAAAGCTGCGCTGGATGACTGGACGCAAAATGCAGGAGTGCGAGCTGTACGCCATGCCTTATGGGTCAGCTATCAACTTCCCGGTCTACACCTCGCAGCCCGCGCCGGTATCGGTAGTGCTGCCAACCCTAATATCGTCGGAAGAAGGTCCGCACTACAGCGATAACCGCGCATCTGAACTTGGCTACTTGGCCGGCTATAACGCCTGCCTCGACAAGGTCAAGGAGCTGAATCAATGAGCAAGCTCTACCGAACCGCCGAGGTGCGGCGGAACAGCTCGCCTACGCCAATCCTTGAGCTGAACCCGACTTGCGAGTATTGCAGCCGGCACCGATCGCACGGAAGCCACGCGGCCTGCTCGAAGAAGCGCCAGGCCAAATATCAAGCAGGGGGACAACCATGATTATTCTTATGGCTCCAGCCATCACCTACATGGCGTGGCTCATCTATAAGGGGCCTCGGCGATGAGAAGCGTTCGCAGATTTGTAGATGACCCATCAGCCGAATACGGTTTCCGCTCAGTGCCGGCGACCTATGAGGAAGCCGAGAAAATCACGGGCTTTCGCCTGGATCGGCGCATCAATTACTCAATCAGCCAAGAGGGAGAGGTAGAGCAAGAAAGCTGGTGCACCTTGGATTGCTCCGGGTGCAGCTGCGGCTGTGAGGGCGGGTGTGGGTGCGGCCCTTCAGCGGGATGCAGTGAGTGCGGTTACACCGGAAAGCGACGGCATCACTTCGGCTTCCCACCATCCCCGCCAGATCGCAAGAAACCCCAGCCCTCTTCCACCTAACAGCCTGCCGGTGAACGTTGAGCACACAAAAAAGCCCGCGCAATGCGGGCTCCCTTCCAGCCGTCCTGGCCTGTCTCATAACCCCTGATACGCCGCTTCGCAGTTCAACCCCCTGATTCGGCTTCCATCAGCTTGGTTCGCCAAATCTCCCGCTCTTTCATCAGCGCGCTTGAACAGCTCGGCAAGCACCAGGACGGCGCGGCTTGCTGCCTGGCTTGCTGCGGCAGTGCAGGAATGGCTGCCGGCCTGACTTGCGGCACGGCTGGCGACTCTATCGACTTCCCCGCGCAAGCTGTCAGCAGTAGCGCGAGCAGCGGCAGCATCAGCAGTCGCTGAATCAATGGCTTTCTGTCCATCTTGGATCACCTTGCTGATGGATTGCTGGCGGGATTGCTCCTTGGTGCGCTCGGCAACTTCGGCGGCGGCCAGTGCTTGGCTGTCGGCGGCGTCACGCGCAGCCCATCGAGCTTGCCACTCGGTATTCTCGGTCGAGCGCCCGTAGTCGTAGACGGTGAACAGCACGGCGCCCACAAGGCCGACAACAGCCGCAACCTCAAGCGCCTTACCCCAGATCACGCCAGCACCTTCAGCGCGCGATCATAGAACTCCTGGCGCTCGGGCAGGCCATTGGTGCCGCCATTGATGCGACGAGTCAGCCCCACGAAGTCTCCAGAATCCGCCAGTGAATTCAGGTTGCGCGAATTCCAGAACCACGCCGCCGACTTGCAGGCCCACTCGGCTTGCTCGAGCAGTTCAGGAGTACTCAGGAGTCGGTTATCCCCGAACAGCGCCTTGCTGCACGCGAGGTAGTTGTCGCGCCCGGTTATCTGAATCAGGCCGCGCCCGCGGTATTTCTGTCCGTCACCATCAGCCTCTGGCGTGTTGCCCAGCCGCTTGGCCAGGGGCCCGGTGTCGTATTTGCTCAGGTACTGGTCGCCGCCCAGCTCCTTCACATAGAGGAACTGGCCGGACTCATGGCCCACCTGGGCAATGAATGCCGCCATGCGCAGGCGCGTGGTGATCTGGTATTTGTCCATGGCAAGCGTGAGCGCTGAGGCGAACACACCAGCCTGCTTGCCGGCGTTCGGGAGGATCTGTAGCAGTTGCTGTGCGGTGATTGGCATAAATGCATTCCCCAGACTGCCGGTCGAATGCCCGACCGGCTTGCAGGTTTTGATTGGCTAAACGGTTTCGGGAGCAGAAGCTGAAACCGAGAGGTCCATGCCTTCAGATGGCTGTGTAGGCCATACGACATCAGGCGGCCATCCTTCTTGGCTTGTCACGCGACCAAGGTACAAGGCATAGCGCTTCCATTCAATTAACTGCGCCTGTCGCACTGGCAGTTCAGCGAGTTCGGCAGGCGTAGCCTCGCCAAGTTCAATGCCATCGTTGATAACGCTAATACGATTGGTGAGCGCTGCTTTTTGAGCCGCCGCTAGCTGAGTCAACCCCTGAAGTTTTGCGCTCTGACTCGCCAGAATCTCAGCAGGGGTTGGCGGTGGAACTTCAGGGGTTGGGGGCGGAACAAACACGCCGTCAGAATACGACCAGCCGACACTGGCAACGTCAGTTTGAATAGCCATATAACCATCCGGAACAGTCCAGCCAACCCCGGTCTCTTCCGTATATTCGATGCCGTCCCACACGATCACATTTTCAACAATCCAGGTCGCAGTATTTATTACTGCCCAATTCTGAACGATGGCCATTTATGCAAACTCCTCAATGATCAGAACGCCAGCCGTGCCAGCGGCACCGGTACGCGCAGCAAAACTGGAAGGCGTAACAGCCCCAGAACCGCCAGCCCCAAACCCCGATCCTGATGCGGCGACTGACAGTGATGTGGAAAAACCACCAGCCCCGAGAGGCCCAGACCCACCCCTTCCCGAAACAGCAAGCCCCCCCGTCGTTGTCCCTAATCCATAATCCCCAGGGTTGCCAGCCATGTTTACTATGGATCCGCCCGTAGGTACTGCGCCCGGTGAGCCGCCAATTGAAAGTGCGGGGCTGGCGTTTGGTGTGGCGGCAACAGCAATACCACCACCGCCACCAGGTATGTTCATCAAAGCGCCGATAGATGTAGCCCCACCGCTGCCGCCATTGGTCGGGGTGGATGCGCCCGCTGTACCGGCCGAGCCAATCACCACCGCGATACTTGCGCCGATCTGCGCTGCGGTAAACCAGCCCTCGCTGTAACCGCCGTACGCACCACCACCGGTAACCGTGTAAGTACCGGCAGCAGTGGCAGCCGATCCGCCAGTACCACCGCCGCCGCCAGCCCCGCGAACTCGACAACGCTTCATTCCAGGAGTAGGCGTGTAGGTCCCGCTTGCCGTTATGACCTGAGTGGCTAGGAGCCTTCCTGCTAGCGTATCAATGAGCTGCTTTGTGCGAAGCGGCGTCATCAGCTTTGTATTGTCAGCGCCAGTCTCAGCCTCAACTTGGGTTGCCTGCGCGCCTCTCAGCTTTGCGGGCGTGACGATCCTGGCGTCATCGGCACCGGTCGTGACTTCCGCTTGCGTGGCAATCTCAGCGATGCCACTGACGGTTTCTGTTGCTGCAACCACAACGGCAGAAAGACGCTGTTGCAGCTTCAGAGGCGTGACCGTACGCGAATCGTCGGTGCCGGCAGTAACTTCGGCAGTCGTGGCAATTTCGGCGATTCCGGAAACAGTCTCGGTCGCCTGAGTTTGAGTTTTTCGCCCAGCATAAAGGCCCCAGCTAACACCAATGGATGCTGGCGTGGTGTTGAAGTTGGCCGTGTTGGTGTTTACCAAACTGACGTAGGAGTTGAGCCCGTCGTCGGCCTGAATCACATCGCCAATAGAGTAGCCGCCATTTTCAGCGACATACTCGGCAGACCACTTGTATTGGCCGCCACCGCCCAAGAACACGGTGTGCTCGCTGATCGCATTTAGCACGCCGTTGACATCCTGGCCTTGTGGCGGAATGCCTCCGGCGGCCAGAGGGGTCATGGTGACTTGAGGGAACCCGTAATTCCATGTCGCTTTTTGCGGGCCGTCGCCGGGACCTGCTGTGTTCGGAATAGACTCAATAGTCCCTGCTGTGGCATTTTTGCCAAATGGGATCAGGATCAAATCAGGCTGCATTATAGAAAACTCCTTGGCCGAATGGCTGCAAGCCAGATCCGTAGAACCCGAAAAGACCGGCCGGATCGGCGCTTATGATGATGCTGATTTCCACGCCGCACGGACGAGGGAGGATATCTGTTTCGTAAACCAGGTGATGCTGGTACGGAGAAAGATCAAACTCAAACACGTACCGCATCTGCATGTGCCCGGTAATCAGGCAGTAACACGGCCTGTCGAACATGGCCCGCATCAGCGTGTTGATGTTCGGCGCGCTGGCGTAGACGATGTTGGACAGGGCTTTCAGCAGGATCAGTTCGCGGTATGCATCGTTGGTCAGCTCCCACGTATCGGTACCGCTGCCAGGCGCGCTGAATGGGCGCTCGTTGAACGGATAGAAGCCATCCTCGAAGCCGAAGTATTCGCCGGCCGGGTTTACGAACGTTACCGTGCGGCCGATGCCGACAATCCGGCCCCAGATGTCCAAGCCGTAACTGTTGGCGTTCGGGATATCCATCACCAGCCGATAAAAGTCATCGGTGAACTTGGCAGGGTCAAGCGCCGACCACAGCCCCGAAATGATGCTCATCAGCCGCGGGCTGTTGGCATACTGACTCATAATCGTTTTTTCGATCATATGCCCACCAGGGTGACGTTAGCGGTCGAAGTCGTTGGATACTGATCTACGCCAAAGCGCATGAACTCTTCCCAGGCCGCGCCGTCCGTAGACAACTCCAGCTTGACCGGGCGCAGTAATGCGCTGTCCAGATTCAGCATGTAGTTCGCTCCTACAACTAGCCCGCCGATCCTGGCTCGATAGTCGCCAGACTGGAAATCGGCCACGATCTGCGCCTTGGCGGCTTGCGAGTTGGCGTAGGAGATGACCGATGGATCCACGACGGTCAGGCGCAATGAAACAGTGACGTGATCGGGCCGCTCAAGCTTGACGATGTATTCAGGTGGCAGAGCGCCGCCGCTGGCTTCGTCCTTCCAGAGAATCGACGTGTTGCCCGCGAACGCGCAGCCGGTGCCGCCTTTAATCAAGATCGTCTCGGCAAGCTGTTGATCATCGCCACCCACCACCGACACCAGCAGGCTATTGCGGATCATCGGGTAGTCCGTCTCGCCGATGACGATCGATGCGTCAGTGGGGTTGTCCGCCACAAACACGTCAATGACGCCGGCCAGATTGCCCACGGCGCCGCGCACCGAGGCGTTCATGTTCTTGCTGTTGGCCGCGACCGACTCATAACGGCGAGTCTCAAAGTTCGATCGGGACTCCTGATTAGAGCCTGCTGCTGCGGCGTCTGGATTTTCGACGCGGTCCAGGCCGTCGATGGTTTCCTTGAAGGTGGTGATGGTCAAAGGCGCGGCCTGAATAGGGCCTGGTGTTACGCATAGCGCGGCCACCAATCCGGCGCCAACGGTTGAGGCGGCGGCTACCTCCCACTCGACACCGGCCTCATCAATGATAAGGAAACCTTCCGGAATGACCGTTCCGCCAATGCCGATAAAGTCCAGCATGGCGATGGAGCGGGTAGCGAGCTTTCGCGTCAGGAAGTAGACGGCGCCCAAGGCCTCTTGGAACTGGCCAATGGCATAGCGCGGGTCGAAGTTGTTGCCCAGGGCGATCATCGCGCTGTTCTGGTTGTCGATGGCCGCCGTTAGCGACGTGACCAGCTGCCCCTGTGGCGTGCGTGCATCTTCGTTTAAGTCCTCGCCGAACGCGCCGCGCATCATCTCCCACAGGCCTACCGTGATCGCCTCGCGAGTAGGGGCGACCAGGCCGATGTCGGTGATCTCGATGACTGGAATCATAGTTGTATTTGCCCGGTCTGATTGTCTTCGTTGGTGAACAGGATAGCGCCACTGGCCACGCGCCCGGTGAGCTGCAGTTGCGCGCTGGCCGATACCACGCCGGTCACGGACTTGGCCGCCGTCTCCAGGTGCATCTTGTACAGCGACAGCGGGAAGCCAAACCGCCCCAGCACGTTTTCGAAGTAGGGGATGCCGGCCGCCTGATCGTAATACAAATCACGCGAGAAGGTGCGGCAGGCGCTGGCGACATCCTGAGCCTGCTGATAGATCTCGCTGGCCACGGCAATGTTACCAGAAGAATCGAGTGCCAAATCCCACGTATCAGGCAGAAGAAATAGAGTTCTCATTCCATTGGCACGCTCGGAGATGATCCGCCGCTTGGAGCATGGCCAATGTGCGCGTTGTACTGATCGCGCATCACTTGCATGCTGCTGGTGTGGTCGGTGATGTCGCCGGTCGAAGTGATCGGACAGTTCACCTGAAGAAGGGTGGCGTCGATGGTCACGGCTGCTATGGCCTTGATGTGGATACCGCTGTCGAGGAACTGAATCCACTGCGACGGCGCACCATTCAGCAGGCCGCCCAAATATAGGCCGTCCGACACGTCATGCGTGCGCAGGCTTGGGGGAGGCCCTTCGGTCTTGCTCTGCTTGGTGACGGTAATGTCGCGGCGGGCAAACGCGGCCAGCCCAATGTCGCCCGGCTTCGGGTCGATGATGATCGCGTTAGCGCCACCCTGCAGGCGGAAGTAGGGCAGGTTTTCCATCGGCACGTTGGGAATGCCTTGGTTGTTGCCGTCCATTTGCTGAATCAGGTCGGTCGCCGACAGGAAGCCTACCGCCCCGGTGCCGCCAGGCTGCACTTCGCCAACCTTGACCAGCGTGATGGTATAGGCGCGGCCGATCAGGCGCTCAAGGATGAACTCGGTTTCCAGTGGTCCGCCCGATGAATCCTCGGCGCGAAACGGCTTAGCGACTGATTGCGACATTGTTGGGCTCGTTGTGAGTGGCGCGAATGTCCATAAACCA